TATCAAGGTGTGAATTATCATTGGGAAAGAAGACCAGAATATATTGAAAGTCCTATCAGAACTTATAATTATGCCAGAATCCAGTCGATGTTTTATAGAATTAAACCACAAGAATTGGAGTATGTGCTGAGAGTTCCTTCTTTTTATCCTGTGTTTATTTCAAAGAGATAAATAAATATAAAACTAATATAAATGTCTCATACTCTACGAAAAATTGAGATGAATAATCCTCTTGTAGTTGGGGAGGGCTTCTAATGAATCGTAAATATATGTATAGTAGTCCAATAATAAGTAAACTTCCTGGAAGTAATCAAGATTATTATCTTAGAACAGTAACTAGCTATGAAGTAGATGGAAATGGTAAAGCAGTTGAAGGAAGTGCAGAGACATATGTATATTATACTGGAATAGGAAATGCTCGGTGGCAGCAGGGGACCGAAGATTCATATGGTTTCAATCAAAATGCATGGAGTTTAGCAGCAAAAACAAAAGACAAAGGAGCAACATATGAATATTATAATTATTCGCAAGAAGATAAAGATGCAGGAAAAATACCTTTAGGTCAAGAAGTTGGAAATCCAATCTTAGGTGCCACTGCACAACAATCATTAAGCTCACCTGGTGGTATATTTTATACTGGAGTCCAAAATGCAATTATTAATACAGCAGCAAAAACTCAACCTGGTCTTGCTCAAGTAGTATCAGCAAAGCAACAAAATACAGTTCGACAACAAGAAACAGCAGCAGCAGAACAAAGAAGAAGAGATAATGAGGAAATACAAGCAAATCTCTCAGAAGCAACAGAAAATCTTGGAAGAATAAATGATGTAGAAGCAAAAGAATTTGGAGAATTGAGATACCCAATAGGATCAGATACAAATGGACAAGACTACATTCAATTTACTGTATTTGAATATTTGCCACAAGAACGATCAGAAAGTAATTTAACATATAATGAAAAAAATACATTTAGTGGAAAAGAAAAGGGACTAGGAAGAATATTTTTACCAATACAACCAACTATCATGGATACAAATTCAGTAAGTTGGGGCGAGGATAAATTTGGAATTTTAGAAATGATAGGTGCTAATCTTTCTTTGGGAGCAATGACTGGAGATTCTGCAACCGAATTGGCTAAAAAATTTGCAGAGACCGTCACAAGTTCAGAAAACAAAATAGATCCCAAAATAGTCAGTGCAGTCCAAACATATCTAGCCAAAATGGCAGTAAGTTCAAACAACAATTTACTTTCTAGGTTGACTGGAGCAGTAACAAATCCAAATTTAACTCTACTATTCAATTCACCTGAATTGAGAAACTTCAATTTTAATTTTAAATTGACACCAAGAACACAAAGTGAAGGAACAGAAGTAAGAAAAATAATAAGAGTTTTTAAACAATATATGGCAGTACAAAGAAGTGCTGGCAACTTATTTTTAGAAGCTCCATGCATATTTAAGATAAGGTACATCAGAGGAGTAGATAGATTCAATAAAGAAAAAGATTTGGATCATCCAGCATTAAATAGAATTAAAACATGTGCCCTTAAAAATTTTAGTGTGAATTACACTCCTGCTGGATCATATGCGACATATAATGATAAAGCTGGAACAATGAGTTCTTATGATTTAACCATGTCATTCACTGAATTGGAACCAGTATATTCTGATGATTATTATTCTGACAAAGATGGATATAAAATACCAGTCGATCAAATAGGTTACTAAAATGGCATCATACTTTCGCGGAATACCAGATTTCGATTATGTAAGTCGTTTACCAGACGCAAAAATATCAGATTATATTCCAGTAAAAAATCTTTTTAAGCGTGGGAAACTTCGTGAGGATATCTTTGGGAGTCTCCAGTACTTCACGAAGTACAAAATCATTGGTGACGAGAGACCAGATAATGTTGCATATAAACTATATGGCGATGAAACTTTAGACTGGGTTATATTACTTTCAAATAATATTTTAAACATTCAAACAGAATGGCCATTAGCACAGTCTACATTTGATAAAATTCTTTTAGAAAGGTATGGATCTTATGATAATCTTTACAATGGCATACATCATTATGAAACCAAAGAATTGAGAACATCTTCAGGCGCAATTCTGTTAAGAGAAGGATTGATACTTGACGACTCCTGGAGCAATAATGGAAACTTTATAACAGGAGTTGAAATTAAAATCAACTACATTTTCCATTACTTTGATGAAGATTTGACTTATGTTATAGTAAACGAACCAATAGTCAATTTGAGAATTGGAGATGAAATAGAAATCTATAATGTTGGAAATTCTAGTTTCAATGGAGAGTATGAAATCATAGAATTGATAGAAAATATAGATGGACAAGTGAATTCATTTAGATGCAGAAATTCTACTACAAAGACTCAAAATCAACCAGACTTATCTGGAAACGAAAAAGTTGGATACATTCCATACAAGGAAGTTCCTCAAGGAAGTCTTTACTATTATCAGTATTATGACTCCGACACAAAAACGACAGTAAATATTCCAGTATCGCAGATATTAAGTCCAGTCACTAATTATGAGTATGAAATTAAAATAGAAGAAGATAAAAGAAATATATTCGTACTAAAACAGAATTATCTGAATGTGATATTGAATGATGTAGAAGTAAATTATCCTTATAAAGAAGGTGGACAACAATACATCAATGAAAGATTGAAGCGTGGAGAAAATATAAGATTAATGTAATAAAAAAGGAGCCATTGGGCTCCTTTAGTTCATTCTGCTAGTTTACTGAAGTATGATAGTGCATCGTCTTCATCTTCGTCTTCTGTGATAGGAGACGACTTACTGCGAGAGTAAGATTCTTCTAGTTCTTTCATGATATCGGTTTCTGCCGACTGTACCAAAGATTCTAGTTCATCTTCTTGCTCACGAATAGATTTAGATGAAGCTGAATTAGTTCCTAGTACATAATCAAGACGCTTCTGTAGCTCTTCTGGAGCTTTGAACTTTTCCCTAGAAATGAGTTCTTGGAGAGAGTGCTCATTCTTCCAAAGTTCTTCTAGCCTTTCGTCGTCTCCATTGAGAAGTGATGATGGAGATTCAAATACGCTATCGTCATAATTTGGATAACCAGCCACTTGCTTTACACGAAGACGGAAGTTAGCACCAGCCCAAAGGTCAAAGGGATCGATTGCTGGATCATCTTCGAATTCTGGCTTCATTGAGGCTTTGATTTTATCAAATACTTTTGCGCCAAAGCGGAAGATTTTAACTTGGCCTTCAAGTGAAGGATCTGCTGGATTGCTTACGATGTAAACATTGGCATAATAACTAAGTTTACGCTTTCGTGCTCGTGCTACTTCTTTGTCAGAATCTAGACCAGAGTTCCATAGCTCTCCATTAGAACGACATACACAGCATTCTTCGCCAAGAGTGGTTGGACAGTTGTCGATAAACCAGCGTCCATTGACTTGGAAACCATGGTTATATAGTTTTACGAACGGAAGGTCTTCATTGGGAGGAGCAGGAAGAAAACGAATTACTGCGCGACCATTACCTGCCTTATCCGTTTCTAGTTTGAAAAGGTTGGGATTGTCTCCAGTATTGTTGGATCCCATTTTTTCTGCTTCTTTGAGAAGCTTTTCGGTTAGACTACCAAGTGAAGATTGCTTCTTAAGATCTTTAAAATTCATGTTGCGGTTGATACGATGGATACTGGGCGACTTTGGGGTTCCCAAGCCCATGGCCATATTATAGCACAGGGTCACTCGTCCTGCAACTGGCTTTTGGCTTCCTCTATTAAACCAATCATGTTCTTAAATACATCATTGATTTTCATCTCCGAAGAAAATCCAAATATCTTCATTGAATCGTCAAGTTTGCGTTTCATATCAATGGCATTTGGATCGTCCGATAAACTCAATCTAGTATACAATATTCTTTGCTTTTCAAGCAACTCTTCCAACATTTTTATGTGATTTATCTTCTCTTCTTTATTCATTTCTTGAAAAGAAAGAATACTAGATGATATTCTTTCTTGTAAAAATCCAATTTCTTTTAATTCGGTTCTTACTATATCTGAACTAAAAAATGTCACAGCAATACTTTTCTTAAAATGTTCTTGTATTTATCCAAATCAATGGAAAGAAAAGGCGAATAATTTTTGATTTTTTTAGAAATCAATTCCCAAACCGGATCAAGAAGGCCGTCATCAAATTTTTTCCTGTAATTTAACATTTGATCTAGCACTACCATTGTCTCTAACGATAAATTTCCGGACAAATATGCCTTTAAAATTTTTGGATGCTTGTTATTCTTAATTTCTAGATATTCCAAAAGATGGCCTTCTTGAAATGTATTCTTCAAGTCGTCTTCAAATACATATGCCAAAGATTGCCTTTTTTTCTTCCATTCAGTATAAGTATCGTTTCCATTTTTAATGATATCGCCAATCCAAAGAGATGTGGGATCAGTGGAAGAAACAAAATTAGAAACAAAAAAGTCTACAATTTCTTCATCTTTTTTCTGTCTTGATAATTTTTCAAAGAACAACCGATCTTTTCTTTTATTAAATGACTCTATAGATGCCTTTATTTTTCCACAGTATTTAAAATAATCATAAGTGTCACTAGTAAAATGATGTTTTAAAGCAAGATACTGTTTGTAAGTTTCGTGAGGAGTCACTTTGGTCATAAAGGAAGTTTAGCTTTAGATGTTTTCTTGAGAAAATTCAATTCGATTGCATCACATTTAAGTTTTTCTTTTAATGGCTTAGAAATTAGTTTCGAAATCGATTCGACATCAATACTGTTAGCTTCACAATATTGGACAATTGCAGTGATATAATTATACTCAGGATTTTCTTTTACCAAAGATTCTATTTCTTGGGCAAATTTATCTTGGCACAGAAACTTTTTTTGGAACTCTTTTTTTAACTCATCTGATTGATTCATATTCTTTTAATTTATCGTAGGTGAATTTTTTTACATATTTTACAAGAAGTTTAATATATTTTTCGATGTCAGTTTCAATGTAAGTGACGACTTCTCCATTTTCACATGACATGATAATCACAAGTTGTTCTACTTCTTTTCCTGTTAATTCTTTGAGCATAAAACAATATGCTGCGGCCTGAACAAAGTAGTTTTCAATCCACTCTCTAGGTTTTGGTTTTTCAGATGATTTGTAATCGATAATACTCAGTTTACCATCATAATCGGCGATAGTATCTACTGTGCCTGCAATTTTAAAATAGTCACTATAAAGTGAACGCTCAATTGCAATGATATTGTCAATTTTGTCTAATTCAGATTTTGCGATATCGAAAAGAAACTTCGGTAGAGGATCGGCGGATGGTAAATCTTCATTTAAAATGTAACTCTCAATTAAAGAGTGCATCGCAGTACCACGAGTTGTTGCTGCTTTTGTAATCTGATTTGCTTTTTCTTCCCCTACCCTTTTCCGCCAACTGGCAAATTTTTCTTTGTTATAATGTGATGTTACAGAAGTAACGGAAACAAATTTTTTTAACTCGTTTTCGCTCGGAATCTTATAATAACGAATTCCGTCAATCGTTTCCCTTTCTAGTGCTGGAAGATTAATGTCAATATGATTAAATTTTTTTCGATTGATCGAATTCCACTTATCAATTAAAGGATTACTCATTCATTTTTAGAAAACTTTCATCCATTATAGCAGGTTCTTATGGCGTTGTCAAAGACCAAGTGAGTGCTTGGCTATTAAGTATTCTTTTACTAAACCAGATCTAACGACATCATCTATGCCAAATTCGACTGTTTCAAAAGAAGGCATGATACTTAAAACTCTCATGAAATCATGTATTCCATTCTTTTCATTCTGGCGAATTAAATCACTTTGGGATGCATCACCACTAAACATGATTTTGCAATTTTCTCCGACCCTAGTGATAATAGAATCGTGTTCGTGTCCGTTCATGTTTTGGAATTCATCTACTATGATAATACAATTATCAAAAGTAGTTCCTCTTAGAAAACTAGATGACCAAAACTTTATTGTTTCTTGTGCTTTAAGATTTCCATATAACATCTCAAAATCATCATCAGAAGGAAGTTGGAACATATATTTTACCATGTTCTTATATGGAATTTCAAATAAGGCACTTTTATCTTCGTGTCCTCCAGGAAGAAATCCAATCTCACGAGTTTGAACTAAAGAACGAATAATATAAATTTTTTCATAAGCACTTTTTTCATTTAACACTTCTTGGAGTGCTTTATACAAAAGAACAAATGTTTTTCCAGTTCCAGCAGCTCCATATGCAACTAGATGCTTACCTTCATCATAAAAATCAAATAATCTTTTTTGATTTTCTGTCAAAGGTTCAATATCTAAAAGAAGTTCGGAATTAATTGGTTTCCTTCTTTTCATTTGCTTGGATGTCATACCAACTCCAATAGGCTGATAGTCATTTGTAGTCTTTTTCCTTCTTGCCATATATCAGATTTGCATTTGTGATTTACTTCCGCCAGCTTTATTGGCTTTTTTTAGGATTTCTCCCCACCCTGGATTTTTATTCACAAGGCGATCTTTCCATTCCCCCACTTCTCCTGGACTTGCACATCCCTCTGACCAATCTCTTTGCCATTCTGGATTGTCTTTGTACCATTGAGTGATGTCATGGACACTCATTTCAACAACTTTTTTCTCGCCCGTTTCTTTATTAACAATCGGATATATTGCCATGAATTATAAATTTCAAGATATATTATTTATTATGGACTCAACCGAGCACGATGTAGACGCTTTTCTTCATAATATTGCCAAACATTTGGTGCCCATTCTTGAAGATGTGGAACAAACTGTTCACATAGTGCCTGTATTTCTAGTTGGGCGTCCATCTTTGCACGCAGATCCATAATATGAAGAACAGAGCGTAGGTTAAAAGAAACCACAAAGTTCTGACGAATTGCTTGTGCAAGATAATCCCTAATGTGTTCTTCACACATTCCTTTTTCATATTTTGCGGCATAACGCTTACAGCCTTCTAGAATCCAATCAAGTTCGTCTTGGTAATCTTCTTGAGTCCAATCATACTTCTTACCATAACGATTGGTATAGAAACCAGGAGGACGAACAAAGAATACATCTTCTGGTTTGAGTTCCCCACTTGCAACTTTAATGACTCTCTTTCCAGTATATCGTTGGGATTGAACATCAAAGCTTACGCCCACTCTATGGGTCCTTGCTTGCATCGCAACATTGTGGACATATCCAGACACTGAGAAGGTGATTGCAGGGTGTTCTAGTGGTCCCCAGTGACCTTTCTCATTACTCAAGAGACGATCCACAACCCATACACCACACTCATGTGAAGATGGAATTTGTTGGGAGTGAATTGGAGTTTCCGAATAGTCGGCTTTACCTGCTTGATAAATGACTTTTTCTGGTTCAGGATAACATTGAAGAACTACTACTTGTAGGTTCTTATCGAGTTCAAGTAAATCTTTTGCTTTAATGGGTTTCATTCATTATTCTCCCAGGTGTCCTTTTCAATTTTACGAAGTTTTTTTAATTCCTTTATCATTTCTTTAATTTCTTGATATGCAGTTTCCGGAGAAATTTTATCACTAATCTCCAAACCAACGACATATTGAACTTTATCTCCAAATCTTGCAAGTGCTCTTTCAAATGCAGTCAATTCTTCGTACATTATCGTTCCTCATAATAATCAGGTTCATAAGTATCTATAAGATCTTCTTTTTTTTCTGCCGAAAAAAGCTCTTCCAATTTTATAGTATACTTATTTTCTTCTTCTTTTTCTTCTTTAATTTCGAGCTTAAGTGACTCAATTAAAAGCTCCATGTTCTTGATGATTAGGTTTATTTTTTCTGGATTCATGAACTCGTTTCGTGCCCATCTATTATACACAAAAAAAGGAGGACTGTCAATCCTCCAGAGTCTTATGCAATTTGTGGCCGTTTTGCCATATTCAATTGTGCGGCTAATAGAAGTTTTTCTTTCTTTGCTTTTTTCTTAAGATAACGAACAAAGTAAGTATTCATTTTACTTAGACTCCTTTACGAATTTAACGCCACGATATGCTTCATCGTATTGTTGAGGCTGTTGCTGTTGTTGCTGTTGCGCTTGACGACGCATTTCGGTGTCATACTCGACACCTCTATAAACAACCTTAGACATTAGCTTAGCTCCTTTACTGTATGTAAATTTGCGTTGCTTCTCCTTAAAGGATACTTCCGCTGGACATCCCAGTCAACGATAGAAGTAGTATACTCCTAATTTTTATGTATGTCAAGAGTGTATTTATTGATACCATTTTGTATCAGGAATATACAAAATGATGTTAAGATTTACAAACAATTTACCTTTTAACAAACTCTAGTTTATATCTTTCTGGATTCAATTGTTCGACTATAACATCGCAACCGATTTTTGGATTGCAGTCTCCACATGTAAAAATATCTACGGCAGCATCTCCCCTTTCTGGCCATGTATGAATGGAGATATGACTTTCAGAAAGTAGACATAAAATAGTAACTCCTTGTGGATCAAACTGCTTAAAAATAGTCTGACATACTGTTGCACCACTTATTATAGCAGCATTTTCCAACAAATCAACAAGAAAATGCACATCATTTAGATGTGCATAAGTACAACCATAGAGATTTAACAAATAGTGCTTTCCCATCAGTCTACTGGATCTTCCTCATATTCTTTTATAAGGTCCGAAACTAAACTTTCCGTACCATCCATCGTTTTAATTTGGAATAAAGGAGATTTCATATACTTTTTTATTTTCTTGTATTTCTTAATTAAATTTTTTACCTCATCTTTATAGATGATTACATTTTCTTTATTGTCAAATCCTGTGCTCATTTCTTTTTCTTAATATCTTTATTTTTATCGCCCCAAAGTCTAGGGTTAGTTCTTCCATATCCAAAATCTATTTTTTTGATCGATCCTGGACCAAACTTATCATAATATAAATCAAAAATATCTACTTTTTTTCTTCCTCTACACACATCCACATATGAATTACTTTCTACTTCATAGTAGATTAGATATGCGTCATTGGGAACAGAAGTGTCCTTTATTTGATCTATAGTGGCATGTTCATAAATTAATTCACATCCATAAACAGAATTTATTTTTTCTTTTTCTTCTTTTGTCCATTCTGTCATTTTCTTTTCTTTCAAAACAGTTTTCAAGACCTTCCACCCCATTGAATATCAGGATACGCATCCATAATAACTTGATGGCTTATTTTATATTTAGACGCCAACTGTTTGTCTTTTGTGAGAATTAAAATTTCAGCTTCGAGTGGATGTAATCCCTCAAGTAGATTGATAAACATAGTTTCTCTACGAATTTTTGATATAGAGTCGTTTCCACCTTTGATAAAATTATAAAAAATACTAACTTCCTTCCTCAAAGATGTCCTCTGAGTTGCCATATGAGAATCCAATTTACTTGGATTATCCAATTGTTTTTCGATGCTACCAGATAAAGTGTCGTTACCAGAAGTTTGTTCTTGGGAACTAGAATATGGAACAGGACCCTCTGGTAAAATAGAAATTACACTTTCATCAAAATTCCAAATTAAAATAGAAACAAGAGCATCATTACGATACTCTTGAAGTATTTCTATTTTCTTTTGATTTGTTCTTTGTTTAGAAACTAGTTCAAGAATCTCATGCTGAAATGGATTCGGCTGTAATTGTACAGTTTCAGTCGTTGTCTTCGTCGTTGTCTTCTTCGTCTTCGTGATAGTCATTAAAATCTCCTTCAAAGCGTAAAGCAAGTATTTCGTCTGGAATCAAATTTCCATTTTTGTCAAAAAATTCTGGGTGCATGTATGGCAATTTATTGTCAGAAATATGTTGGCTCACCACCCAAACTATAAGCCCACCAACAAGGAAGAACAAAATTGTAACCAGGATGCTTAATGTTATAGCTACTGCGACCATTGTTCTTTCTCCTAAGAATTTTTTTTCTTTATGTGTAATTCTACGCGAAAATGAAATTCTTTTTTAAAAAGAGAAACCATTTTCGCATAAACAAAACTGAAAAAACTAGGTTCCTCCTTTTTTATCTTATAGTTTCGGAGCATCAGCTCCATACCTCTATTTATTCGTAACCTTCTTCCTTCTTCCCGGTCTTTTGTCATACAAGTATTTTTCAGTATCAGTCAAAATAGAATCAAGATAGTTACGAATTTTTCGAGCAAATGGTTTAGACAAATAACCATATGCTTCTCTTAGTTGTTTATGTATTTCATCTTGACCGCCCTCAAGATATACATCCAATTCTTCAACTAAAAATTTTAAATTAATGGCCGTGGAGCTTTCCAAAAACTGTTTAGCCTCAACACGCTTTGCCTCTTTTCCCTTTAAGTACTGATAAAAATCCATAACAAATTTTTGCTCAGAAAAAGCATAGTCTATGGCCCTTTCTACATCAAAACAATACTCTTGCATTTATACAATTCCGTTTTCCTTTAAGTATTTTACAGTATCCGTACAACCACCTAAATGGTGATCATTCATAATGACTTGAGGAAATGTAGACCCAGTGCCAAATTCAGCATAAAATTCCTCTCTAGAAAAATGTTCTCCCAAATTATAAACCACATGATCTAAATTTGAAAGCTTGAGAACTTGTTTGATTTTGTCGCAATATGGACAGCCATCTTTGGAATAAACAGTGAATTTCATATTTGTGTGTGTTTTTAAAAAATATTTATCAATAATTTGTTGGCTCCTCTCGATTTATCAAATCACCTTTTCCTTCTAAGGTTTTAACAAAAAGTTCAGTGAACCTTTCCATTTTAACTGGGTGAACCGATGCTGGATGTTGGTTAATTGCATTTTTGAGAGTGTTTAGTTCGTTCCATTCTTCCTGGGAAAGCATGATTTCCTTTATGTCATCCATTACATTATAGCACACAGTCATATTATGTATGAGGTTCTTAACCATATCTTAAGATTTTAAATTTTGAAAATTCAATTTGAAAATTTGTCCATCACAATCTTTGTAATAAAGTTGATTAGTTGGTTTGTCCCAGGCAATATCTTCTGGTTTAATGTGATCTAAAAATTCTTCCAATGTATATTTTTCTGTCTCTCTACGAAAAAACCAGACATCACATGGCTTGTTGCCTGGATTCATTACTATTTTTCCATCAAAATTTTTTGGAGTCAAAATAGTCCTCCAAAAAAAGAGGAGCCTCCACCACCTTCTTTTTTGATTCTATCTGTAATTTCTTCCATTTTATCAGAGAATTCTTCCATTTTTACAATACGATCAATTCCAACTAAAAGTTCGGAAATGCTATGACTAATAGTAGACTTTTCTGATCGTGCTGCATTTGCCAGAGCAGCACGAAGATAACTCTGTGCTTCTTCTAGATTTTCTTTCACATTTTTTGATAGTGCCACAAAAATTCTCCTTAACTACATTACTATTTTATCGCATTATGAAAATAAGTAAAGTGCGGATTTCCGCACTAAACCTTTCGAAGTTCAAACGAACCATCACCGCGATCAATCCATTCTAACTGATCATTTTCTTTCCAACCAGCTTTATCTAAAAGGTCATCTGGAAGATTAATAAAACAATCTCCTGTGAGGCCATCGAGCTCCACTGGAAGAATCCACTTATTCGTGCTTTGTTTGTCTTCCTTAATCCAAAATCCATCTGCAGTCATAGTCCACCCATCAGCAGCAATTTCGTCATATGTTTTTTTATTTTCTTCTGGATAATAATTTTCCCCAAAAAAATCATTCCAATCGTTATTAGGTCCGTCATGATGCTCTCTTTCTTGAAGTGCAGCATCTATTTTATCATTATCATTTAATAGAGCAAGGAACTCATATGCCCTACTACAAAGATGTTTATGATAATAATAATTTTCTTCTACTACTTTTTTAATTTGTTTGTATATTTCTTCTGGGGGCACATCACTATCAAGTGCATCAAGGAATATGTCCCCAAAATTATTGTAAAAGACTTCGGTGGTAGTTTTCATGATCAAGTATCCAATTCAAAATTAATCATTGTAGTGTTTTGTTCTTGTAACAAATCAATTTTATTTTGGAGTTCATAGATAACATTGGAAGTTTCCACTGATTCTTTCTCTAAAACTTCAATTCTTTTTATGAGATTAACGATCGTATCCATCAAAGAGTACTCCACACCAGTAACTTCATCTGTAATTTTTGCATATATGTTTCCATAATCTTTCAGAAAATTCATGGCTTTTTAATTTGACGAAATGGAATGTTAAGAGTATCTTCGTATTTTAGTGGACAACCTTCAGTTGAACCGTACTTTGATATCCATTTACTCAATAACATCCTAGCATATTCTGAGCGAATTGAAAATGCTTCTGTTCTGGTTTGGAAGTATTCTTTGGATTTTTTTGGATATGTTTCTGCCTCTTCGAGCGTAGAATATTCTAACTGCATGAGAGAAAACAAGAAACTATTTTTATTGTTTTCAGTAGGATTTTCTACTAAAAAATCAATCATTTCCAACATAATAAATTTTTTTCTCAGGGTTGTTGAGTTGTTTTTTAATGAATTTGGTCGCAGATTCTAATGAATAAAATTTAATTACCTTTGGGAATAATTCCATCTCCATAAAATTAAACCAAAAAAACAGTTTTTTATATTGTGGGAAAAAACAAATTTCCCCACTTAAATCTGATTTTTCTACTATTCGATATTTCATTGAGATTGAATGATACCTGGTCTAGTATACTCTACATCATTCCAATGACGAATCACTCCAGCAACAATGAAACAATTTGTAATCAAGTAAGTCAAAAAAATTACAGTTCGTATTACTGCGATAATATCAGACTCTCGATCACATTTTGATGACTTTTCTCCAAGAGACTTTGCCCACCACCTAAAAATAGTTTTTGGTTTTTTCATTTTTTATTAGAATTTTTACCTAATTCCCAAGCAGTTTTCAACCAATCAATCATAATTTTTTGTTTCATAAACGGATCTGGACATTGGATATCACCAAAAAATCTTTCGGATCTACTAGAAAAACTTTCTATTTCGTAAAACCAATCATCAAAATCATCATACATTAGTATTATCTCCTTTTACCCTTGGTTCTGTTTTCGATATTCTACAATCTTTTTTATTTAACATATACCTAGAAATATATTTGTCCAAATGTTCTTGGCAAACAAAAAAGCAAGTTTTTTCTTCTTTTCTATCTTTATGTACAAGTGTCAAAGGAAAGGTTTCATGAAAAGGCAAAGTGTCCAAAACTATTTCTTCTTTTGGTTTTTCTCTTTTACTTTGAGGTTTTACTTTAACTGGTTTTTTGTTTTTCATTTAAAACGGATTGATAATAACGATTGTAAGCAAGAAAACGATTCATACTAGGAACCACTCCTAATGATTCACAACATCTAATATAAGAAACAAATTCAAACCAAGGTGAGGTGGGATCCGTATCATTCATAATTTATAATCTATTTCTCCACCATAAGTAGACATTTCTTCCCAACCTTCCTGCAGTCCTTTTAGGTAAAATCGAGTTGCATGAATACAATTTTCTTCGGTGAGGCTTGTAATTAATCCTTTTCCTTCTTTGTCATAACTTTTCCATGTTCCCCATCGTGCCTTTTCGATGTAAAAGGCACGATCATCAATCCAATTCTTTTGTTGTTCCATAATACATCATGTCCTCACGGTAACGAGTAATAATAGCAGAAGCAAATTCGACAAAATTATCCATATTATTTTGAAGTTGCTCTTGACTTTCATCAAAATTATTTGTAATATTTTCAATCATCTCTTCACTGGGAAGTTGTGACATAAGAAGAGAAAGCACAGCAATTAAATACGATGCGATATTGTGTGCTGGGCTCACATCTCGCATTGCAAGAATTGCATCAAATGTACTGGGAATTCCCTGTTCTTCATCTCCATCTTCATCCGCACCATAAGAAGCAATAGCTCCCATACCACAAACCCAAATCAATTCAAAACACATAAAATTTTGATCATCTGGAGAAATCACGATTAATTGGTCTTTAGTTGGAACAATTCCATTCCGCAAAGAATCGAAAATGTACTCTGGAATTTCTTCTAATTCAAAATCAGGTGGAATACATTCTTTGAGATCATGACGATGCATGAGACATTGAATAAAATCATAAGTAAAATCAGTAATTTCTTCTCCTTCCTTTTTGATCTCGTTGATACGAGATTGAAGAGATTTTAGGTCAATTGAATTGGACTCAGTGCTCATTGGTCTTTATTTTCAGATTCTACATTAACATGGATTGTCCGATCTGTCAACTCCTTATGGAGCTCCAACGCCAACCTATCATATTTCCACTTCATAATTAAGTTTGTAATTGGATTTTTTGGATGAAAACGAACCATCCAATATAGTCTTTCAATTCTAATTAAAAATAATTTGAAGATCAGATTGATAGCATCAGAAACATTTTTGTCTACTATCATCATATAAACAATTATTCCAAAGAAAACTAAAAGAGTAGAATAATAAATTTGCATTTGTTAAAGTTTCGAATTGCCGTCTAATGTGTGTCTGATATTTTGGAGATATTCCAACACAAAATCTTGCCAAACTGTGAGCTCTTGATCACATTGAAGTTTTTTTGCCCGCATTCGGATTTCACTGTGAGGAGTTTGAATGTCTTCAATAAAAAGATCAATTGCTTCGAGTTGTTTACTTTGTGTTTTCATTTTTTTGTTTTGACTATAACTGGGCAACTTGGAATGACTTTTTTGATTTCTACTAAGATTTCACTTTTTTGTATTGGTGTGAGTCCAACTATTTTTTGTAGCCTGTCAATAATTTGTAGTACCTGAGGGCAACTTATTATGGTTGCCGATAACAACACAACCATGTTTTTTCCTAATTCTATTTCTATTTAATCTCTTCGCATTGAATCGTCATCATTTCTGAAGAAATTATAAAGGTCATCAACCGACATAGAAGAATCTAAATGGGTGGATGGATCTGGATTACCTATGTCCATAATCTGCATAAATTCGTCTAGGCTTCCTTCTTTTCCCCTACCCTGTACGGCAATTCTCCTTGCTTTTCTTATAATTTCAGCAGCTGATCGATTTGCCTTTGACCATTTTTCAGCAAATATCATATCTTCTAGACTGACTTCTTCTCCTCTCTCAATTTTTCTTGCAATATTTTCCAATTTAAGTCTAATTTGAGTTGAGAGCATAATATTCTCCGATTAAAAAATATTTATTCGATGGATTTTTTTCTAGTGTGTTTTACTTTAACACGAGAAGATTCGGATTCAACAAATATTGTGCCAATTCCAGGAGTGGCTCTGTGATTTTCAATGAACTTTTTTGCCTGTAGTTCCGTATTTACGATTTCTAATTGCTGATTATTAAAAATGACCATTAGCTGCTTTTTCCCATAAGGAATTGCAGCATAATGATCTTGCGTGATAAATCCTTTTTTCATGTTATATTTTTTCGTGGTCTATAAACTTTCAATTCTTGTTTTACCATTTGAGTTCTCCACTCTTCAATTTGATTAAATCTTTCCTCAGTATAAAATTGTTGCTTTGGGTACCATTCATAAAAAGCGGTATGTGCCTTTGACCTATTGCAAGATTCACATGCACATATGACATTAGTGATGTGATCGGTACCTCCTTCTGCTTGTGGGATCACATGATCTAATGTTAAATTTTCTTCACTTCCGCAATAAGCGCATTTATGTTCCCACTTTTCTCGGATTGATTTTCTCCACAATCTTCTTGCTTCTTGTGGAGATGATGTTTCTAAATTGTAAAGGTAATCTTCTGATGAATTGTAAAGTTGCATTCTTTAAATGAGAACTTGTAATATCTAGTAATTCTTTTATCGTAATATAGATGTAGATGAATTCTATATGATAAGAAATGTCTTTATCTCTCTGAAGACTTTGTAGAATGTTTTTTAGCACAAGCACTCCTTGCCCAAGCACGACTTAAACTATTTACATAAGAACAAGATTTTTGTTTTTCTCCACAATGAGGACAAACAGCATCTAGTGGGTCTGAAATGTATCCTTCTGGGGTGTACACTTTCTTTTTTTGATTTTCTGCTTGTTTTCTTTTTCTGTGATTCATATAATCACTGGTTTTTGTTGTCCTTCTGGGAGCTTTTTCTTATGTGAATTTAATAAGGGAATTTGTCTAGAAGGAAGTCCAATCTGCCCTGGAAGTTGTTTGTCAGTTGTTGGAGTAATATCAATTACCTGATCCATAATAAAACGATGACGACTATAAGAGCGATGATGAGGATTAAAATTTACCATCATTATCGCATCATTAACATCGGCACAATGGCATATGACATTACCGTTCCTACGATCTTTCACTATCCAGTATTCGTTCATTGTCTGAAGTATTTTTTTCATTATAGCTCAATTTTGATATTGTGTAAAGTCCAGGCCAAGTATCACGAATGATCTCAGCCAGTTTATAAGGCGTTTCCGAACTAATCATCTAACACGATGTCCGCCAAACATATAACGCATTCCGTTTAGGATCTTTGCTCCGAATGATCCGAGATTGCGTGAGTTAAATCTTTCAAATAATGCTGTAGTAATAACAGGAGCGGGAACCCCCAAGTCCACAGCGGCAGAAACAGTCCAACGACCCTCACCGCTGTCGGATACGCCTCCAGAGAACTGTTTAAGGCTACCATCCCTGCGTAGCACATCAGCAGTAAGATCGAGTAACCAACTGCCAACCACACTACCGCGACGCCATAACTCAGCCACCTCAGCAACATCAATATCATAGCAATAAGATTCTGGGTCTGCCATTGGGGCAACCTCTGCGTCTCCTTCTCGGACATATTGAGCACCTGCATTTGCATTTTTAATAATATTGAATCCTTCAGCATATGCCTGCATAATACCATACTCAATGCCATTATGCACCATCTTCACAAAGTGTCCTGCTCCAGGACCACCACAATGCAACCAACCATATTCAGCAGAAGTCACATCAGATGTTGGATCCGTTCTATGGCAGGAGTGAATATCTGGGGAGAGGGCGGAGAATATCTTTGAACAAGTGGCGACCGCAGTATCTCCACCTCCAACCATAAGACAGTATCCACGATCCAGACCATAAACACCACCGCTAGTGCCGCAATCAATATATTGGATGCCAACTTTTGCCAGACGCTCTGCTCTCTTCCGACTGTCTTTAAAATTGCTATTGCCATGATCAATAATAATATCTCCTTCACCACAATATCGTAGTAACTCATTGATTGTCTCCTCTACAGTTTCTGCAGGCACAACCATTTGAAAGATTCCTGGTTGCGTTCCACCATTTTTATTTTGTTTAACTACTTTAACAAGATTTTCAATAGTAGTTGTAACGCCACTAACATACCCACTTTCGTATGCTTCTTGTGCTTTATCGTAATTCCTACGATAACCCCACACTTCAATACCAGCTTTCATCATACGGCGAGACATACCTTCGCCCATTCTCCCAAGACCAATTAATCCTACTTTCATTTAATACTCCCAAGATTCGTACTGTTGTCTAAAATAAACATCAACTTTTTTTAAATCATCAAGATGAATGTCACAAGTATAATTGTGATCATCGCACCATTCTAATGCAAATGCATGTATTTTTTCATCGCTTTTTGCTTTATTGACGCCATATATTCTTGCAAAAGAAGACATTACAAAATACCAGCACTGGTGCTCTTGTTTCATTTTGCATCATTAATCACTTTTTCCCAATCTTTTTGGAACAATTCTAATCCTTTATCAGTCATAATATTCTTATACATTGCCCAAAATACGATAGGTGGGATTGTAACCACATCTGCACCATTGAGGAAAGATTGTTCTACCTGTCTTACATCACGAAGAGATGCGGCAAGGATTTGTGTAGATGTTCCCGAATAATCAAATGCCTTGCGAATGTTCTTGATCAATTCAATGCCATCAATTGAATTGTCCATCCAACGACCAACGAATGGTGAGATGAATGTTGCCCCTGCTTTAGATGCAAGAATTGCCTGAGCAACTGAGAACACCAAAGTTACATTAACTTTAATTCCTTTATCGGAAAGTGTTTTACATACCTTAAGTCCTTCTACAGTACAGGGAACTTTAATTGTAATAGCAGGTGAAATTGAATAATATTGTTGTGCCTGTGAAAGCATTTCTTCGGCAGTATCTGCAACAACTTCAGCAGAAATGCTTTCCAAATTTGAAAATGTGGTGGAAATTTCTTCAATAACTTCTTGAAGTTGTCTTCCACTTTTGAAAATTAAAGATGGGTTTGTAGTGACTCCATCCAATAATCCAGTCTCATGTGCTGGTTTAATTAATGAAACATCTGCGGTATCTAAAAAGATCTTCATATAAAAATAAGAACTCATCTCTAATTATAATGAGTTCTTATTAAGGTGTTAGATTTTGTTATGAATTGAAGATAATCAAAGTCTTTTTGGAGTATATTCCATTCCTTCTAAAAGTGTATCTAACATTGCTCCGTATTCTTTAAATCTTCTGTCTCCAGCAATGAAACATCTTTGTCTCATCCATAATGCATCCGCAAGAAGTTTAATTTGATCTTCGGAAAGTGATAAGTCTTTCATTAGTAAGAAGTAACTGTTTTATGTAGGATTGGTTATGATTCAATCCCAAGAAATTTGACGAACCCAGAGGTCTTTAGTTACTTCTGTAATGCCATAACCTGCGGGAAGATTTGCTTGGCGAATCACTCCAGCAGTAGGAGAAGCAACTTTATATTGATTCTTATATGCCGATTGTCGGTCACTATCCCAAGTCATAAATCCTTGACTACCAAACCAAGACTTAACAACATAAGTGATGTTGGAGTTTTTTACTTTTGCTTCAATCATTCGCTTATCAAGAAACCCTTCTTTATTACGAATATCTGTGATTGTGCAGGTTGCTTGGTCAATATATGGATGATTGCGTTGACCAAGATACCAACACATTTCAATGTACTTGTAGGTCTTCTGTTGTGCGTTCGCAGTAAGAGGAGAGAGAATCAGTGTCAGTGCGATGAGTGCTTTTTTCATAATCAAGATGATGATGTAGGTATTATAATGGATGATTGGTCTTATGTCTTGAGATCTTGTGCCAGTTTTAGTAGTGGTAGTGGTCTGTGAGTGAGATTAGAAACATAAAGATTCCAAAGAGTTGGAATAGTATGAGAATAAGAAGCATAAAAAAAGGAGTTTTGGGAACTCCTCTTATTTATTTTAGAGTGCTTCTTTAAATCCCTTAGGAGCAATCTTTTCACATACTAATTGAGCAACAATAGGAGAAATTACAGATCCAATAAAAATACCGACACCTGCTGGAGTAGCTAGACTCAAACTTAACACAACTGGATTGCAAGTAGCAATTGTGTTGCAGATAACATTATATAACATTTTCTCATCAACATTACCTTTCACTCCAGGAATCAAAATAATACCTTCAGTAATGATCTTAGCAATTGCAATAGACATTGCAAGATTTGATCCCTGTACGGCAATATAACTCAAATAGGTAGTACTAATTGCTGCAGAAGTAACAGTTCCAGGATCTGCTGGACTTGGTTTTGGTGTGAAGTATGCCACACATCCTGTCGTAAGAGCAAAATTCAATCCAAGATAACAAGCATTAGCATCTAACCACTTATATGCTTCCATAGAAGCGTATTCCACAATCTCAACACCATTGCTTACGGCAGCAATAGTAGCTTCTGTGCCTTGTTTCCAAGTGTCTGATGCTACATCAAAACCTTGATTGGAATATTCTACTGCCTGTGATGCACATATTTGTGTGGTGTGTGCTACTGCTTTACTGGTATCTTTTACCAGACTTTCAGCAAAATTTACAGTATCATTAACAACATCGGTAATTGGGTCTACTACTACATCAACAACATCATCAATAATGTCAATTGGATCTGGCAGTTTTGGAATCTTAGGCATCTTGGGCTTTTTTGGCATTTTCATTTTAATAAGATTCTAAAAACCTATTATAGCACAAAAAAAGATCCCATGCAAGGGATCTCAGAGTTTTATATTTGTTTTTTCAGAGTGCATTACTTCACAAAAAAGGTCAATGAGTGTTTTTACTCATCCCCAATAAATTACCGAAAGAGTGAAGGCGACAAACACAATGATTGTGAAACCCATCATACCTACTCCTGCCCAGATAATCCAGGGTTCCATAGGATGATGTTGATTATTATGAGACATAAATTTGTAGTATAATAGAAGAAACTTATAAATATTTATAGTTAGTTTCCACTTTTATGAAGAAACTTTGCAACAAATGTAGAACTGAAAAACCATTATCAGAATTTTATGAAGCGATTGATAAAAGATACGGTAAAGAAAGAAAAATTCACAGAACTGTATGTAAAGTTTGTGATAAAAAAAGAAAGAATGATTGGGATGCTAGACCAGAAAGTATGGTGTTAAAAAGAGAAAAACATCTCAAAAACAAATACGGAATATCTATATCAGAATATGAAGAACTATCAAAAAAACAGAACCATCAGTGTGCTATTTGTAAAACATCAACTCCTGGTGGGAGATATAATGTTTTCCAAGTAGACCATTCACATGAAGATGGTTCTGTTAGAGGATTATTATGTTGTAGATGTAATATGGGTATTGGATACCTTAATGAAGATATCCAATACTTTACAAATGCTATCCAATACTTGGAGCAGTCAAAGCAACTTCAGTAGTAGATGCTACGGCAAGATCCAAAGGATAGTTATGGGCATTTCTTTCGTGGACCACTTCAAATCCGAGGTTGGCACGATTAAGGATATCAGCCCAAGTAGGAACTACATGACCTTGATGATCCAGGATACTCTGATTGAAATTTAGGCCGTTCAGATTGAAGGCCATAGTGCTCACACCAAGAGCGGTGAACCAGATGCCTACAACAGGCCAAGCAGCAAGGAAGAAGTGAAGTGAGCGTGAGTTATTAAAGGAAGCATATTGGAAAATAAGGCGTCCGAAATAACCATGAGCAGCAATTATATTATATGTTTCCTCCTCTTGACCGAACTTGTAACCGTAGTTCTGCGACTCTTGCTCAGTGGTTTCACGAACCAGTGAAGAAGTAACCAGAGAACCGTGCATCGCAGAGAACAGTGAACCACCGAAGACACCGGCAACTCCAAGCATGTGGAATGGGTGCATAAGGATGTTATGTTCTGCCTGGAACACAAGCATGTAGTTAAAAGTACCACTGATACCTAGAGGCATTGCATCAGAGAAAGAACCTTGGCCGAAAGGATAGACAAGGAATACTGCGCTTGCGGCAGCAACAGGTGCAGAGTAAGCAACCATGATCCAGGGACGCATACCTAGACGGTAAGAAAGTTCCCATTCACGACCCATGTAGCAGTAGATGCCAATGAGGAAGTGGAAGACTACCAATTGGAAAGGGCCACCGTTGTAAAGCCACTCATCTAGGGAAGCAGCTTCCCAGATAGGATAAAAGTGAAGTCCAATAGCATTGGACGAAGGAATCACAGCACCAGAGATGATGTTGTTTCCGTACATGAGTGAACCAGCAACTGGTTCACGAATACCATCAATGTCCACTGGGGGAGCACCGATGAATGCGATGATAAAGCAAGTAGCAGCAGCAAGCAGCGTTGGGATCATAAGAACTCCGAACCACCCCACATAAAGTCGGTTATCGGTTGAAGTGACCCAGTTGCAGAACTGTTCCCAAGTATTTGATTGTCGTTGTTGTGAAATTGTAGCAGTCATTTGTTTAAGAGTGTTAGATATGAGTTCGGGGGGACGAACTAGTATCAGTATACTCCACACCACCCTCCAGTGTGGATATGAGAGACTGTGTTTAACCTCCCCATAGGTCTCGGTTAGGAAGAGGAGCAACATTAAGAACTTGTTACATTTCTTAACTTGTTGATGTATTTATCATAACACAAAAAAACACCTCTGTCAAGGGGGAGTGCCCCTCTTGAAATTAAACTACTTATTATAAACCCCACGAGGGAATACTTGACCGGATACTGGTCTTCTTCCCGTTAAGTATCCAGGTCTAGTATCTGTTAAAATACTAAAGTTAGAACCAGTTATATTCCCAAGTCTCACAGTTCCATTAGAAGGTTCAATTATATAAGAACTTGTAGATTGAACTTGAAATGCTGTAGTTGATACAAAACCAACAACTGCTGTTGTTAAAGTTGGAAAAGTAAAATCTGCCATCAGACAGTCCTCGCACAGAAGAGAATACCACGAGTTCTCGTAGTTTGATTATAAGAACCAGTAATTACAGTATAAACTTCAGAACCACTGATAGTAATAGTATCACCTTGTTGAATATTCGAAGATGGTGTTGCATAATCAAAATCAATCAATACAAAGTCATCGGGAATATAGTATGGGCAAGGAATTAAGTGTGTGCTGATTGGAATACCTTTAATTACAGCATTAAAGTTTGCTGATGATGGTAAATAATCTATATTATTCTCTCCACCATTACCACGATTTGATGTTGTGGCATTATTTCTTAGATAAATGCTTGCGTCATATACGTTTGAACCTTGTGGGCAAGATGTTGAACGATAATATGTACTTTTAAATGGAGACATATAATTCCCATTAGGAAGAGGAACATATCCAAATTCAGCAGCACGTTTTGATGGGATGGTACTACTATAATTATTGTATTCACCAGCAATATATGTTCTAAATTCTAAATAAGGAGTAGAATCATCTCCGTATGGAATAATTAAAGTTAATCCACTCAAAAATACATTGTCATAATCCCATAGTGTAGATGTATAATTATGAGATATGAAAGTTAGATATGTATTATCTCTTAATTTTGTAGAAGATAGTGTTGGATGTTTATAAGATAAGACTGCAAATTTTGGATCTACTCCTGACTTATAAATGTTTAAATCTAATTGATAAGATGTAGAATTTGCAATTGTTTCACCAGCAGTAGTAGTTTGGGTAATATAACCCCAATTATTAGATGATATATCAAAAGCAATATTACTTACAACTGGTATAACTGGAATATCAAAACTAGAATTACCAGCAAATCTATTTGGATATCCACTTGCCCTATTAACATATGGAGATGAAACATTTGAAGGGTGAAATGCAGACCCAACATGAAATGCCAAATTAGTATTACTTACCATTTGGAATCCCCTATAGGTATCTCCAAATTTCTTATTTGATTGAATTGTGTGTCTCAATACTCCCCAAGGGTATGTCCCCCCAGTGGTTACATCTTTATCATAAAAAGTAGTTGTGGATCCATAACTAACTGGAGATGCACCTCCCTCAACTAAAACAGTAATGCCAATTGCAACAGCACCATTTCCAGCACCTCCAGTATCTGCTGGTGATAATGTTACATACTCTCCATTTGTATATCCAACACCAGGACGATTGACATAAATTGAATTTACTGTTCCATTGTTTCTTGAAACATAAAAACTTGCTCCAGTTCCAATTCCTGTTGAAGTTGCAGTAAACACATCATAATAAGATGTTCCCGATGATCCTACAGTTCCACCACCACTATAAGCACTAATACCAGTTACAATACCAGTTTGTGTTTCACCATGCCAGCCTAACCAAGTAAATGCACTTTCCAACTGATAAATTGCATCAGTTCTAGCCCATCCTGCTGCCTTAGAAATAGTTGTAGTTGTAATTGCCATTTATTATGCCTCCAGTTGAAGAATGGTTAGGTTTGCGGTAATTGATTGAGTTGAACCAGAAAGATTTGTGATTGCTGCATAAATTGTAGTATCAGCAGGATCATCGAGGTTTCCACCCATCACAAAGGGAGAAATTATTTGAGTTGTTGAAATTCCGGTAGTAACTACTTCAGCAATTACTCCACTTCCAGGTAATGGATCAATTCCAATACTTCTAGAAGCATCGGCAACACGAGATGCACTATCAGTATATATGCGTAACCAACCTGCAGTAGATAGACCGACCTTCATCAGAGCATAAGATTTAAATCCAGTAATGTTAGTATTACCAATTCCATTATTTGCTAATGATGCGGTTGTTCCTGAAACAGTAGTTCTCGATTGTAATGAACCACCAGATGCCGTGATTGTTGCAATGCCAGAAGTAGAATAACTAACATCAAGTCCAGTTCCAAAGTTAATCGTTCTAGCAGAACCAACATTCACATTATCATCTAAAACAACAATACCAGATCCTGTTGCATTGACATTAAGAAGTGCAGATCCATCAATTGCAGGAAGATTCCCAGTAAGTTGTCCTGCAGGAATATTTGTGAGACCTGATGCAGAACCAGAGAATGATGATGCAGTGATGATTCCAGAAATATTAGCATTACCTGTTGCAGAAATACTTCCAGTTTCACCACTAATTCTAAATCTTTCTTGTCTAGAAAAACCAGATTGTCTTCTGTAGAAAATAAAATCTCCAATATCACCAGAACTATATCCATTACTATGGAATTCTAAATCATATTTAAACCCACCTCCAACTTTGTTTAATTTTATATTAGAAAAATAAGTTGAATTTAAATCAGTTGCACTTGGTCCAGTTAAGTTAATTTCATTTTGCTTGATTAATAATCCAGATGCATTTGTCCCAAGTTGTATATTTCCAGATGATACAATTAATGATGTAGATAATCCTATTTGAACATTATTAAAAGTTGCTATTCCTGCAGTAACATTGCCAAGAGATACATTTGGAGTTCCCGCAAGTCCATAAGCAGTTGATGCTTCAGATACTGAACTTGCGCCAGAAACAGTAGCAATACCAGAACCAAAGGAAACATTTATATTTGAACCAAAGTTAATTGTTGCTGCAGTTCCAACAATAGTTCCATCTTCTCTAATTTCAACTCCAGCACCAATAGAAACAACTCCAAACAATGCAGAACCATCAATTGCAGGCAATACACCAGTAAGTTGATCTGCATTTAATGTTCCATAAAAACTTGTGGCAGATACAACACCAACAACTGTAAGTGCTTCTGTAACTACTGTGGTCTTAATGCCAACATTACCACTGGAGTTTATGTATTGTCTGATATTTCCTTCACCATCAGCAATCACTACATTATTTGATGAAGTTCTGATGTCAAGGTTTCCAGAGTTTCCATCATAAGCACCAAGGATTACATTGTAAGATCCTGTAGAAACTTTTTGACCCGCTCTGCCACCAACACCGATGTTGTATTGGCCAGTGGTTGTATCGTAGTATGAGAGTTCTCCGATACCAATATTTCTTCCTGAACCACCACTTAATGATACAAGAACCTGATCACCAATCGCAATATTTCTACCACTTCCAGATCCTGCAGGTAAATTGCCAAATCTGAGGTTTGCAACAGCATCTGCTTGAATTCTACCTTGAGAAATAGTAGTGACTCCACTTACATTTAGAGAAGAAGCATTTGCAGTTCCACCAGTAAGATTTGTTGCATTAGTAATTGAACCTGAGAAGTTTCCTACAAAAGTTGTTGCCGTAACAACTCCTGTAACTCTAACATTTCCATCAACTGTCAGTTTTGATGTTGGATTTGTGGTTCCTATACCAACATTTGAAAGTGTATGAATTCCTGCTGCTGTTGATTCCCAATATTTTTCAGTAGATATTCCAAAAATTGCATTATCAACATAACCTTCAGACGCTAGACCAACTATAGAAGGAATAAGAGGTTTATTTGATAAGTCGTTATAATTTCCAGAGAATGTAGAAATAGCAACTAGATTATCAACATAACCTTCAGACGCTAGACCAACTACAGCATTATCAACATAACCTTCAGTAGCGTAACCAACTAAAGAACCAGAAGTTATAAATCCAACTACAGCATTATCAACATAACCTTCAGACGCTAGACCAACTACAGCATTATCAACATAACCTTCAGTA